TGTAAAGGTCGTTTTCCAACTATTCGGGGTAATGTTGAAAGCTACTCCGAAAATCTGCAGGGTCTTCTCCAGGGTAGATCCACCTGGTTGAGTAGTAATTACTGTAATAGGATCGAAAAAATCCAGCGCTAATGCTGCAATAGTGCCTGTGGTATAACTAGGAGTATAAAGATCAAGTTCTATGTAATCGCATCTTATTGAAGTTTCAGCACGTGAAGCGGTATAAGCCCTGGCGTAATCAAGAGCTACGGAATCGGTCTGCATTAATAGACCATCTAAAAAGTATGAATGCAGGAAGTATTTATCAATTGAATCTTGATTTGTGGCTACTTGAGCAGTACCACCTGATCTAGTTACTGTAGATTTATTGAATACTAAAGTATCATCTAATTTCCATACAGCATTAGCATAGCGAATACCAGCACCATTATCGCTAAATACCGTAGGAGTACCTGCAATAGATCCTGCAGTTACAGATCTATCTTGAAATACAAATGAGCCGGAAGCATCTACATATATTGCTCCGTATTCGCTATTTGCTACAATTTGCAGTGCTTGCAAGGAAGTTCTATTAGTGCCTGGATCATTTTGCATAGTAGTTAAACCTGCATCAATATCACGCATTGTGGCTGGCCAAGATATAGAATTTAACAATTGATTAATTCTTGTACCAGATAAATCTCCTGCAGTAGCACCAGTAACAGTAGAGATTTGAGCATTCTGGGCTAATCGGTAAGCATCTACAGCTTGTATAGTTGTATAGGCAACTTCTGTTGCATCTTTAGGCTGGCTATTAACATAAGATGTAATAAAGCCTGAGAAGATTGGATAAGTTACTCCTGAGTAGGTTGCAGTTATTTGTACCTTTTTCATCGGAGTAATAAGGCCCGCATAGGGCGAGCTGGGGTTGGTCGGGTTGAAGTCGCCATTTTGATCTACTATGCGTAATGTTAATTGGCCAGTCTGGAACTCATCGGCTAAAGCATTACGACCACGTTTGGTTTGTATTAAATCAACCTGGTTAGATACATCAACAATTACAGCTGCAGAATCAGCTAGTACATTAGTGCCTAATATGCCTTGATCTAATATCATAGCCTGTGCAAAGGCAGGACCGGTACTAAAATTAATTATTGCATTGATTGTTGGAACGGCCATTATAACGCTCCAGCAGGTACTTGATTACGTCCTTGGCGATACAGTGACAAGATTGCTTCTTGGACAGTCTGCTCGATATCTGTGCTACTTACTCCGCCACCAGTTGCACCACCTACATCTACTTTAACTTCTACACTAGTGCTTCCAGCCTGACCAAATGGAGTGCCTACAAATGGCACGGAAGGCACATTAGATATACCGCCACCTTGACCTGGTGACATAGCGCTTACTGGATTATAAAGGGCTAATCTTGCAAAAGCTGCTGCTGCACCATCTACTAACAAACTACCTGCCCTAGTAGCATCATCGGCTAGTTTTTTAACTGACTCTGCTGCGTTCATTTCTGCTAAATACTTTTTAGCCAAAGCCTCATTGTTATCTAGAATGGCTAATTGAGCTTTAATTCGTAGTTTAGTCTCTTCATCTGTGGCAGCGTTAAGGGCTGCAGTTAAACCTATACGTTCTAAATCAAACTTATCTTTAAGTTTATCTACTTCTGTTTTCTTAGTTAATAAAGCATTTTCTGCAGTACGCAATTTGATAGCATCTCTAATGCGTTTGGCTTCTGTGGCTCTTGCTATATCTATTCCAGCATTTGCGCCTAATCCATAAGTAAAGTTAGATTTAGGTATCTCTGATTTTAATACCCATTCACCATTCTTCTTAACAAGGTTATTAGGATTTAAGGTAGATCCAAATCTTCCAATTCCACTTACTAATTTAGCAATACTATTAGCTAAAGCATTAACCTGATCTGAAAAAGTTGTAAGAGTAGTGTCTCCACTCAATTTAGTTATTGCATCTAATAAGCCTTTGCCTATAACTTCAGTAGCGTCTGCAGCAATAACTTTAAGTTGATCCATCTTGCCTGCATAGGTATCTAATCGAGCTAAAGCCTGACCTGCAAACTTTTTATCCAACTCAGCCATGATCTTGCTCATGTCACCACTAGCTAATGTGGACTTGCTTAATCCTGCACCCAATCTAGTTAAGGCTGTGGTCTGACCTGAATAACCTTTAGCCAAGGCTGCGCTAACTTCTTCAACACTCTTTCCAGTTGCAGCCGATACATTTAAGGCAGTAGATAAAGCCTGCTGGCTTTTAGTGATTGATCCACTAGCTGTAAGTAATGTCTGGAATGCCGGACGTAATTCATCATCTAATACGCCATATAATTTCTGTAGATTGGCTATGTAGTATTCGACATCTGGGCTAGAAAATTGGTAGCCAGTATTCTTCAATTGTAGTTCTAAGGCTTTAGCGGCCTTTTCATCTGCAGCAAATGCTAATACGGCCTTCTTACCAAATGATGCTAAAGCAGCAGCACCTAGGTATTTAGCAATTGTTTTACCTAATTGTTTAGTTTGCTTTTCAAATGCTGTTAAATCCTTCTTACCTTTGGCAAGTCCTTTGCCGTTGTATTCAGATAGGATCGAGAAAATTAAATTAGCCATTTACTGCCTTTCTAATTTCTGTGCGTTTTACAAATGTGGCAGCTGTTTGATCTAATGCTTTTAGTATGTGAGACATGGCCTTGCCTTGCTCTTCCGCAGCAGCTCTAAATATCAATCTTCCATATTGCTTATAACCTCTATTATTGCCAACCATGCCTTGAGGTCTAGCATTTACTAATGGACCTGCAGCTGCAATAAACTGTGCGCCTGCTCTAGGATTATTTGAATGTGAAATAGTTTTATCTGTATTGCTTACATCTCGACCTATCCAAGGTGCGCCACCTGGGCCTGACTTACGGCCAGCAGTTTCAAATATTGCACCAGGTGCGCTGTTATTAGATACGTAGTTACTAGCAGACCAGCCACCTTTGTTGCGTTTATTACGACCAGCACTGTACTTAATTCCTTCTACTACCTGAGCATGATTGTATTTAGGAAAGGTGCGATACTTCATAGGGCCAGTGATACCGGCTGCTTTAGTCCAGCCTGATAACACCTCTGAATCTTGTGGAGCATAGCCTCTAGCTTTGTCTCTAATAGGAAGCATAGCTACTCTTATTTGTGCTTGCACATCTTTCAATAAATCTTTATCTACTTGACCTAAGGCTTTTTTCATCTCTTTAATGCCTGTTACGTTTACTGGCATTTTTGATCTCCTTAGCTCTATCGGATAAGACCTGCACGATTGCTCTTAGCATGTCACTATCCATATCTATAAACTCACTAGGCGCGATCCCCGTCTCTACAGATAGGCTAGCGATCGTATATAAGAATGAGTCACGCCGTATTAGTTTTTTTCTTCATCCAATACTTCAACAGTTTCTAAGCTGTCAATAAACTCTGTACCAAAAACAGGTACTACAACGTTAGCCCTACGCAAGCACTCATGTGCCAGCCAGAATATATCCGTCTGTTTTTCATTCTCGCGTAGAGCCTTAGATATTCCCATGCCTTTAGATATTTCAAAAGCGTACTCAACACCCGGCGTAATTCGATGCTCTGATACTTCGCCGTTAGCCCTTGTTATCTTTAGCTTTGCCATTATGCTCCTTAAGCTACTGCTACAGCTACTGTGCTATTGCAGGTAAATGTAATTGATTGATTGCTGATATCGCCTACTGCTCCATTTACATTCTGTAGGTTATTAACCAATACAGATGCTGTATATGAAGGGTTAGTAGCTGATACGGCAGCAGATGTCTGCTTAATTACACAGGTTACAGTAGTGCCATAAGCAGCACGTAATGTAGGGATTACTGTGGCGGCAGCGTTATCATTTAAGAAGTCTAATGTAATGGTGCTTGCCTCTAAGCCTTTAGCAAACTTATGTGCTGTATCGCCCATAGCGGTTACTTCTAGCTCATCAAATGATTGGTTAATAGTTACAGCTGTTACATACGCTGATAAATCAACGCTGTTTAGCGTAACGGATACGCCATTGTTTAAG